CGACAGCATGTGCAAGCGTTATATCGTTGCAAGCTAGAAGAACACGGTGCTCTATTGGATTTGTTTCGTAAGAAACTTGAGGAGACAAAAGACTCCTTGATTCTTGCAGAAGATTCAGTACGAATACACCGGCTTCAAGGTCGCGCTGAGGTCTTAGCAGATTTTCTCGAGGCGGTTGAAAAATCGCACGAGATTTTCGACCGGGTTAAATAACCCGATTTTGTAGTCCTAGCAAACCATTATGTTGGACGGCACACCGGTAACCCCGACGCCCGAAATGCAGAGTTGGCGCTTTAAAGGAAATTTAAAATGGCATTGCCTAAGCAAGTAGAAGCTCAATTACGTGAATTGGAACAGATCGAAAAACAAATAGCTGAGAGTCAAAATCCAGCGCCCGCTGACCCGGAGCCGCAATCTAAGGACAATCCTCCAGCTGAACCTTCGACACCTGAGCCTCCCGCGCAACAGCAAGTACCTGTTGAATCAAAGCCAGAACCGACAGAACCAGCTATCGCTGAAGAAACATGGCAGAGTCGCTATATTGCCCTAAAAGGCAAATATGACGCCGAAGTGCCACGCTTACACGCCGACGTGCGGGAATTTAAGGCCCAATTGGAAAAACTCCAGAAAGCCGTAGAAACCAAGCCAGTCGAGACGAAGAAGCCTGCAGTTGCTGAGAAGTTGGTTACGGATGCTGATGTTCAAGCATTTGGCGAGGACTTAATTGAAGTCCAACGCAAGGTTGCCCGCGAAGTGGCAGCAGAGTTTCGTAGCGAATTAGACGCCATGAGAGTCGAGAATGAACAGCTGCGCGAGCAGTTGAACACGACCGGTACTCAGGTATCTGAAGCAAGTTTTGAGCAACGTCTGTACCGTATGGTGCCAAACTTTGAAGCAATTAACGCCGATCCCAAGTGGATCGCGTGGCTAAACGAAGTTGATCCGTTACTCAGAGCGCCACGATCTACTGTTGCGCAGCAAGCGTTTAACCGAGGCGACGCCGAAGGAGTTGCACACTACGTAACGATGTTCCAACAGAGCATTGCCCCCGTAGAGAGCAAAACAGATAAAACTGACGAACTTGAACGTCAAATTCAGCCAAATCGTGGTGCCACAAGCGCCCCTAGTGCCTCTCCAAAAGGCAAGGTCTACAGCAACGCGGACATTGAAAAGATGTTTCGTAGAGCAACAGACTTGGGAACTAAAGGGCAAATCGACGCGGCAAAGAAACTTGAAGCTGAAATTGATGCTGCATACATGGAAGGTCGCGTAGTTGCGTGATCCGTGTTACAGCGTTGAAACCCAACCTGTTATTTTTTAGGAGGCCAAAATGGCTGCTGTATATCCCGTCCAAGCTCCGTTTAATACGAGCACATCGTACTCCGGTGCGTTTATCCCCACCCTGTGGTCTGGCAAATTGCTGGCCAAGTTCTACCAAAACACAATGTTGTCTGAAATCGCTAACACCGATTACGAAGGCGAGTTGAAGAACCAAGGCGATACCATCCGTATCCGTCTGGCTCCTTCAATCAGCATCTCTGACTACACTGTTGGCCAGAACTTGTCTTACGAAGTCCCCACTCCTATCTTCCAAGATATGCAAGTGAACAAGGGTAAGTACTTCGGCGTTCAAGTGAACGACGTTTTGTCATACCAGTCTGACATGAACTTGATGAACATGTTCACAGAAGACGCTGCCAAGCAGTTGAAAATTTCTATTGAAAACGAAGTTTTCTTCAACAACATGGTCACTGAAGGCCCTGCTGCTGCTAACGAAGGCTCTGGTGCTGGTGTTATCTCTGCTGCCTACAACTTGGGTACAGACACAGCTCCTATCGACCAAGCCACTCCTGAGAACGTGCTCAAGGGTATTCTGCGTATGTCCACAGTGTTGGACGAGCAGAACGTTCCTGAAGATGGCCGTTGGTTGATTATCAGCCCCTTCGACCGTCACCTGTTGATGCAATCTAACATCGCTCAAGCCTACTTCACTGGCGACGCTCAGTCGACCATCCGTAGCGGCAAGATCGGTATGTTGGATCGTTTCACAGTTTACGTGTCTAACTTGCTCCCACGCGGCGCAGCAGGTAAGGCTTTGGTGGCTGGTTTGACTGCTCCCTCTACTGGCGCTACTTTGGCTGACGCTAAAGCCCGTCGTGTCATGGTCGCTGGCACCAAGGCAGCAATGTCTTTCGCCATGACCGTGAACAAGACAGAACCTTTGCGTAATCAAACAGACTTCGGCGATATCGTCCGCGGTTTGGCTGTGTACGGTCGCAAGACTGTTAAGCCTGAGGCTTTGGTTGTTGCTCAAGTCGGTACAACCTAATAAACTGGGGGCTTCGGCCCCCGTTTTTAACTTTTATTTTGGAGATTTAAAATGACTTATTCGACTCAATTCGGTCGTGCGGTTGGCGGCTATGAAGCTGCTACTGCTGGCACTACTCAAACTCAAGCCGGTGCTACTGCCTTGAATTCTGCTATTAACTACATTACAACTGGCAACGCCAGCGACGGTGTTAAGTTGCCTGCTGGCTACGGTCTTGGCGAAATTGTTTATATTGTTAATAGTTCTGGTGTTGCACTAAACGTGTATCCCAATACTGGCGGCAAAATCAACAACGGTTCTGCTAATGCTGCTAAGGCTTTGGCCGCTAACATGTCTGGTGCTTACATCAGCTTAGGTGACGAAAACTGGGGTGCTGTTCTCAGCGCCTAATCAGTGGC